CGCCCACCCGCATCCGCCCACAAACCCGCGCCACCGCCCCGCCGTCACTGGCGCCTGTCAGTTGAAACCGCGCCACGCGCCCCTGTTCCACCGCCTCAGACCCGCTGCCCAAAATGCGCTGGTCGATCGAGCGCCCGATCACCGCCCCCAACGCCCGCCCGATCACCGCGCCTGACAGGCCCAAAATCGAGCCCCCAAAGCCAGAGCCCACCGCAGCCCCCGCCGCTGACAACACCAGTGTGGCCATCTTCAAGCTCCTAAGGGAAATTCAAAACATCCAACGACCCGCCGCGCCCAAGGGGCAGACAGGGCGTTCTCCACCACACCGTGGCCGCTATAGGCATGAATAAACCGCATCTGCGGCGCGCCTTGGCTGATGATCCCCAGATGCTTGGCCACAAACCCCGCCCGCATCCGAAACACCACCACATCGCCCTCAGCCAAACCGCAGGGCATAGGCTTTTGCACCAACCACCGACCTGCGGCCGCCAGCATATCCTCGCGCCCCTCGGCCTCGCTCCAGTCCATCGTATAGGGCGGCACAGCTTCCGGCTCTGGCCCCATCACAGCCCGCCAAACCCCGCGCAACAGCCCCAAACAATCCGTCCCCGCCCCAAGGGTCGAGGCTTGATGCACATAAGGCGTGCCCAGCCACAGCCGCGCCTGCGCCACAACCGCAGACCCGCTCATCGAAACAAACTGCCGCCGTCATTGGCCTTGCCCGACACCGGATAAGACGTGCTCCAATCATCCCCCGGAATATGGGGAAAGCCGCGAAAATTGGCGAAATTGGCGAATTTGTCGCGGCAGGTGTCAGCGGCCTTGTCACAGCCCGCCTCCAGCCGGATCACATCGCCCACAGCGGGCGCACGGGCAAAATCCACCCACAGATCCAGCCGCCGCACCACGCCTTCCGTCTGGTCAAACTTCACCAAGCCCACCAGTCCCGCAGCCGCACCCGACATCACAACCACCCGCCCGCGCGCAAACCACCCTTCGGCAAATCCCGCAGGGGCTGCAATCCGGTAAACCCCGCCCTCGCCCGCCAAAATCGGTGCCTGATGCGACAGGCCCGCAAGGGTCAAATCCACCCCGCAGCGCGCATCGCCCAAGACCGCTGAACAGGCCCGTTGATAGACCAGCCCCTGCACTTGGTTCAGCCCCTCTGACAAGCCGCGCAATTCCGCACGAAAGGCCCCGCCCGATCGTGTCACCTCGCCAAAAGTGCCAGAAAACTGCAGCAGACGTTGCGACACATCCTGCCAGTTCACGATCCAGTTGCGCACCCCAGCCCCGTCAAAGCGCCCCGCCATCAGATCAGCCTCACTGACCGAGGCGTCACTCAACGCCCCCACCGCCTCGCTATTGTCCACCGCAAGGCCGGTGCTGGTTTGCAAAGCCCGTGCCGTCAGACCGCTCGCGGCACGAAAGACGATCCCCGCAAAGCCCAGATCGCGGTCATGGTCGGTAAAACCCAAAACCACCCCATCGCGCCGCGTCACCGCCCAGCATTGGCACAGCGTGGTCGCCCCCGAAGCCAAATGCGCCGAAAATTCTGCCGAAATAATCATAACCGCACCTCGATCACCGGCACGGCGGGAATATCCCCCGCCTGAAAACTCGCGATCGAGGCGCTGATCCTGTCCGTGTCAAACCGCACCGGCACATCAAACTCGCACCCCGCCGTCACACTGGCATTCAGCGGCGGCGGCAGGTTAAAGGTCACAAGACCCGTCACGCTATCCGCTGTCACCTGCGCGGGAATGGTCTGCTCCGCCCCCGCCACCGCCACCCGCACTGTCCCCGCCACGGGCTTTAAAATATCACGCGCATAGCTGGCCCCGCCCGAGGCATAGGTCTTGCGCAACTGAAATACCTTCGTCACCCCATCCCCGACCCCAATCTGCTGATCCAAAGCGCTGACGGTTCGCGAGGGCAGACAGGTCTTGTAATCCGCCCAATCCTTCCAGCGAAACCCATGCAACTGCCCGCGCCTTGCTTCAAAAAACGCAATCAGCGCGGCCAGATCGTCCAAAGACCGCAACCCCGCCCCGGCATCAAAGCGGCGGCGCGAATGGGCCCACGGGTTGTTGCGCTCTTCAAAGCCGTTGACCAGCGTCACGATCTCGGTGCGCAGCTCTCGCCCACCCGCAGCGCCAAGGCTGATCTGTACGGGATATCTCACCTCATGAAACGACATGGCTTGCCCCTTACCGGTTGCGCTGACCACGCGCCAAAGCCCGCATGGCTTGGGCCGCGATCTGCGATTGACTGCGCGCAAACCCCGCAACATCGGGGGTCGAGATATTCATCACCACCGTCACAGGCCCACCCCCGCCCGAGGCGCGAACCCCCAAACTGCCATCCGGCCCCCGCGTCAAAGGCATAATCGCCTCTGGCCCCGCCTCGCCCATCAGGCCGGTACCGCCCCGCATCGGAAAGGTCGTGGGCTGCGCCACCACGCCGCCGCGGGCAAAGGGCATGACCTGCCCCTGCACAAAGGCCCCGCCCTTGGCAAAGCTACCGCCCAAAAGCCCGCCCAATCCGCCTGCCAAAAGCCCGCCGAACTGGTCCGTCACGGGCTTCAGCGCCGCCCCCACCACCGTATCGGCCATGGTCTTGGCCAGCCCGCGCAACGTGTCGCTCAGCTTGGTGCCATCCAGCACCAAACCGTCAAAGGCCCGCCGCAACCCGCTGCCAAAGCCGCTCGCCAGCGCGCCCACATCCTTTTCGGTGGCCGACAGATTGCCCTGCAAGCGCCCCAATTCGGCATCAAAGCTTGACACCATGCCCGCCGTGCCGCCCAAAGTCGTCTCAAGTGCTGTGATCTGGTCCGTCAGGTCTGCGATACTCGTCATCGGCCATTGCCTTTCTGCCATCGGGGAAAGCGGCCAGCATCTCGTCCAGCTTGGCCCGCGTCAGGCCGGGGGCAGCGCTGTGCGCCCCCAGCATTAGTTTCAAATCCAACGGGGTCAGCCGCCAAAACACATCTGGCGTCAGGCGCAACTCGCCCAACCCCGCCCGCATCAGCCCGGGCCAATCAAACCCGCTCATCGCGCCCCCGCAGGAGCAAAGGCGCGGGCCAGAAGCTGCGCTGCAATCTGGGCAGCCACCAAAGGCCCGCCACCAATCTCCACCCGCAGCAAATCCGCCGCCGTGCCCTGCCAGCCACCGCCGCGCAATCCCGCCACAATCAGCGCCAAGACATCGCGGGTGGATACCTGCTCGCCCTCAAACCGGCGGATCAGATCGACCAGTGACCCGCTCTCCAAGGCCGCCTCAAGCTCGGCCAAGGCCCCCAGCGTCAGCTTGGCGACATAGGGCACCCCGTCCAAAGTCAGGCTGACTTCGCCTGCATAGGGATTGGCCATCACAGCGCCGTAAAGGTCAAAGCCCCCGCCGAGGCGAGCGAGATGTCAAAGGTCGCCTCGCCATTATAGGTGCCCACATAGTCAATCGCCGTGATCTGAAAGGCCCCCTGCACAATTCCAAAACCGGGGATCACCACCTGAAACTGCGGCATTTCGGCGTCAAAAAAGATCTGCCGCGCACGGGCATCGGTGTTTTCATCGCGAAACACCCCCGAGCCCGAGATCGCCGCCGATTTCGCCCCCGCCCCCGCCAGCAACTGCCGCCACCCGCCTGTGCTTTCCAAACTGGTCACATCCACGGTTTCGGCATTAAAACTCAACCGCGTGGCACGCAGGCCCGCCAGCGTGACAAAGCTTCCGTTGCCCGTCTGATCCACCTTGATCAGCAGGTCCTTGCCGTTTTGCACAGCCATGTTCACTCTCCATCGCAAAAGGATTTAAAAGCTGATCCGCGCCCGAAAGGTCAGATCAATGCGCCGGCTTTCTCCGGTGTTCAGCCGCTTGGCCACGGCGCGCACAAAGCCAAGGTCCACCAGCGTGCCCGTCTCTAGCGCCAAATCCGCATCGCCCAGCGCCAAGGAAACCTCTGCCGCCGCAGCCTTGGCCGCCATAAACCCCGCCGCATCGCTGATGATGCTGACGACAAACACATGCGCCGCCCCCGCGCCTGACGCATCGCTTTCGTCATTGGCCTGTTCGGGCCCCAGCAGAATAAACGTGCCCGTCCCCCCACCCGCAGGCACTGCATCCACCACCGCGATGCCTTGCAATCCGCCCCAAGTGCTTAACCGTTGATACACCGCCCCCTGAAGAGCCGCCGCCGCGCGGTAGGTCATTGCGGGCTCTCCTCTCGGGCAAAACAGGTCAGATAGGCCCCGTAGGGGTCGCGCTCGGTGACGGCCAGAATGATGAAATGCCGCTCGCCATCCGCAAACCGCTGCTCCGGTCGCGGCCGCTGCGGTGATCCCACCACCGCCCCGCGCACCGTGATGCGGTAGGGCACCTTGGCCAGCGTCACCTCTACCCCCGCCGCATCGCTGCCAGCGCCGGGCACCACCTCGCCCCACAGCACGCCTTCCGACACCCAGGTCAGCGCAAAGCCCCCAGCCCCATCGGCCACCCGTGTCGGTGTTTGCAGCACCAAACGCCGGTTCAAATGCACCGTCATGCCGCC